CTCCTCCTTTGATGGAAAACCATTCAAAATATCTTCCGGATTAACTCCCTTTCGCCTCATATCTCGAATATCATCTTCCTTTAATCTTGTAGCTGCCATTGTTACGGCTGTGCCCGTCGAACAACTAAGTACCTCACAACACCCATCAAATACATAAGAAAGCCTCTCCCATGCGTCCCAATTCGAACCATAAGTGCCGTAGGCATGTCCTATACATGATAATACCACATCCCAACAATCCCTTGACCTTGGTGTTCTTCCCCACAATGCACGAATCAAAAATTCTCTACTCTCTCGGTATGGTAAGAATGTACACTGCCCTTTTGTCTTCACCTCATTCAAAACAAACTGATGACGAAGAAACGTAGCTCCCTTCTTTACCAAAAAACCTAGACTCTGTTCTGACGTGAACGAAATCCCATCTTGCATATCTCTTATATCCACATCAAAAAATGTCTTCATGAATCTAGCAAAAGCATCTCCCGAAAAGTATGTTGCCACTATATCATCTTCTGTCTTGTTATATAAATGATCATCCCCATAAGATGCCATCCCTATCAGCTCTAACGCTGCCTTTTCTAGCATCTCCTGGTGCTCTTCTGGTGCATTTACTATCTGATACACTAAAAACAAGCATATCCACAAGAGCATAACCCACGAATCTAAGTGTGATGTAGAAAGTATTCCCGAAGGAACACCCCCTATCACTTGTCCCCATATAGGGCCAAACATATGAGTTATCCGACATAATACTTCTCCTATCAAATATCGTAGTATTTTCTTCTTCGCATAATATGCTACTGATCCCGGCTTTTCATAAAAAAGCATTGAGCTAAAAAACAAGTCAACAAACTTTACCCAAACAGAGTAATCAAATTTCTTTGCATCACCCTCTACCAGTATCTTCTTCCAACAATTTAACAAGTTGATCTTTAATAACTTCGCTAACCTGTCTGCTCCTCCTCGAGGCCACTTATGTCCTATAGTAATTGGGCCTCCTCTCTCCAGCATATGTCGAACCTTCGATACAAGACGCTCAAAAAGTACAAAACGACTACTACCTATCACAAACATTCGAACTTTATCTAATTTCTTTGACCACGACTCATCATCCCACTGTGCATCAAATTCAAATGTATACTCATGCTTTACCACATAATTCCAATAAGTCTGATCCGCCTTTCCTGTCCTCAAATAATCCATAACAGATTTCATGTCTGACTGTAACATCTCTAACTTTTGTCCACACGTACTTATATGTACCTTCGGTCCTCCATCTCGTTTAGACTTTACCACTTTCGGTCTATCTACATTTAAACCTGAAGATGATCCTAAATATGTTCCGGAAACAACTCCTATATCCAATTTCGAGTCTATTGTCTGGAATAAGTGCTTTGTTCCCAAATGGTGATACAACAAATCAAGTGCTTTGTTCATATTCTTCATTGGTTCTACTGCACATTGTGGAGGATCCTTCACCTGCCTTGAACTCTGTAAAACACAATCTGCCCATTTCCTTGGAAACAAACGCAATCCTTGATTTAAGACATGAATTCGTCCATTTGTTCGACCAAATGCCCAATGCCATGCCGAAAGTTTTTTTAAAAGACGAACTTGCAATGTATCTTCCTCTGGCGGATCTTTCCAAACATTTCTCTCCATCCATGACCACCACAACTTAATCTTCGGTGCATGTACTTGCAACCAAATCATATCTGCTCTCTGGAAAACATAATGTAATTCCTTCGACGGATAAATTTGAACTGACGGAGAAGGAAAATTTGTTTTTGGTAAAGGGGGCTTAACCAAATTAACATTTAACTTTCCTAATCCGGACACAAAGTAGTAAATCTCTTTATCTGTATATTTTCGATATGGCTGGTTATCCCAACCCACATCAAAATTACTACTAAAATCACACACAAACTCTCTCAAATCTATCGCATATTGAGAATATCGCACAATCCATGTGTATCCTTGCATTTGCGGATGTACTCCTCGTATAACCATCAGGCACGTACATCCCTGATGCTTGCATCCCCTTACTTTCCGATCATCGAAAGCTAACACCTCCCCTGTCCTCAACTTATCCTTCTTAAAGAAATATCTTGCCATATGAAAGGTATGCGCCGGTAATTTCCGAACGTAGCGCTGCAATGTGTATTGTACGGCGAATTCTCCCTGATTCAAAGTATCACTTACAGGAAACAGTGCTAATCCTACGGCCACTTC